GCATCACCCACCATAGAATCATCCATCATTTCATCCATGTCTTCTTCCATTGATTGGTACTCTTCATTCTCGCTTTCACCAACAATCATATATTCTTTGTCAGTTTCGTTGTCTTTAACACTAATGTTACCGCTGTCATCTTTTGTAACAACGATGTGGTCGTCAGGACCCATTAATTGGAAAACACGTAAAACTTCCTCATCTGATTTGTCAGTTAAGTCGATAGGTTCGTCATCTTCGATGTTATCAGTGTCCATTTCCATACCCATATCCATTTCGTCTGAGTCCATTTCGTCCTCATCTTCCATTTCAGGTTCTTCCATGTCCACTTCTGTGTCAACCTCTTCTTCGCCTTGTTCGTTAAGAGATTCTTTTACTAGTTCTTTGATTTCTTCCTTCATAGTCGAAGCAAGTATTCCTTTTGCATTTTCAGCAACCGCTTCTTCCAAATTTTTCATTTGGAGGATTGCTTCTTCAACAATAGATTTTTCTTTTGCCATTCTTTGTTTTTATTTTTCTATATAAATATGTATCAAATCACAAAAATTTTTTATTATTCATTTTGATACTCAATATTTTTTTATTATTTTTGTCCTTGATTGCCTAATTTTTGTTTTTCAAGCTCTATCATTTTCTCAATTTCGGCTTTTCTAAATTCTAGATTTTGTAATCTTCTTTCTCCTACTTTGAATATGTCGTCTTCAACGGGAGTATTTCTATATGACTTAACTTTGGTCTGACCTTCAAAATTTACATTACTTAAAAGATATGGTTCATCGTATCTTGTAATTTCGGTAGTTGATTTTCTAATTTTATTTTTCTTGTTGGCAAAGGCCACGTATTGACTTCTATCAAAATCGACAAATAAGAAAACTTGAACATTTGTTTCAGAATATCTCATAGGGTCAAATCCCCTTGATGTTACTTCAAAAAATGTGTCCCCATCTTTATCAACCAGACTTCTTACTTTTGTAAATGGTTTTACTTGTACGTGAAATGTTTTACCACCTACAGTTACGGCGATATCCATTCCCTTTTTTGTATCTCTAATATCCCCTGAACAGAACCTTACAATTTTAGCATTTTCACCAAAAAAGTCTTTTAGTATCTGAATGGCATAATCCTCATTTTGATTACCCTTATCAATTGTAGTTTTATTCAAAGCAACCAATTCGTCAGTAAATGGACTTTTAAATAATCTTTCGGCGTTTAGGGTAATCCACTCCATAAATTTTTTAGGAGTAAGCTCTGTATCAGGCTCATCTTCATGAAACAACGACTCCATTCTTCGTCTTACTTTGGTATTGGTATCAAATCTGTTTAAGATAGACCATTCATCTTTACCAGGTATATGTTGATAAACTCCAATTACACCAAAGTCAGTAGCACAACCCTCATCAGGATTTTCTATTTTACCCCAATTAGATGGGTAATAAACATCTTTCAATGTTTTTCTGATATGAGCGGCAATAGGGTCTGTCGGTCTTTTAAAATATTCTGATAGTATCTTGTATTGACCCTCTGAAATTGTGATTTTCATATCAGATAAATATATCAGAATAAAAAAAAGGAGGGTTTCCCCTCCTTTTACAACTATTGATAATTTTTTGATTATTCTATCACCTCATCAATTTTACTTTCTACAATAGCTGTTATTCTCCAGTCCTCCGAATAGTTCTCAAAAACCTTTGTCACTTTTGCTTCAACATCAGTTGGTGAATAACCTTTAACTAATTTTTCTTGTCTTAATTTTTTAATTTTACCTGTTTCGGGGTCAGGCATGTCTGTTGTAATTTTTGCTACAAAATATTTTTCGTCCATTTTATTGAGTTTTAGTAACCCAAATAATCGTTCAATTTTTTCATTAAGTCAAGCGATTTGTCAGTTGGACCACCAAATTCTCTTTCGGCTTTCATTTTTTTCTCCTCATCCAAATTTTCTTCAAAATTAAATCTCTCATTTGGTTCGGTGAAAAGATAAGCGCCAGGGGTAGATGGAGACCATACAAGGTCAAAACAAATCAACTCAAAGTCATCCTGAACTTCATTCTGTTCTCCAATTTTTTTAAGAGACCCTACACCACGAGATGAGATACCAAGTGTTACGCCTTGTCTTAAAAGATTTGCGGCTTGGTCTCCTTTAGTAGATACTATACCTCTTTCGTGAAAACCTGGTGACGTGAGTAATTTTAATTTACCCATAAGAACAGGACCTTCCCACCATATATCACTAATTGAATGAGAAACTCTATCCAAATCGACAAGTGATGATTCAGGGTGATTAAGCTCGGATAAAGCAATACCCTTGTTAATCATTTTCTTATAGTTTTCGGCTTCTCTCTTTAATACTTTTTCAGGATATATTCTTCCGTTTCTGTTTGGAGTGTTAAATTTCTGAAGTACTGCGTAGAATTCAAATGGTTTTGAATGGTCCAACATTCCTTTGGACTCATGTATCAAATCAACATTACGTTTTTCAGTTGGTGATAAGTATCCGGCATCATACTCAATTAGAATACCTTTGCCAGATTGTCCGGGTTTCAAAACTTCCATATTCATTTTTTATTATAAATACTTTGTTTTTCAACTTTGTGGTATGAGTTCTTTTTGTTTGGCGGTTTTACGTAAATAAAATTTGAAATATTCGTTTTTTGTAAAGTGTGTTGAAATTATTTCTTTAGTTATTTTTTTGAGGATGTCCTTTAATTTTTTTGACTTAAAATCCAAATCTTTCTTTTTCATATAAAAATTTATCTCCAAATTCAAGAAAGACTTTTTCTTTAGGGATAATCCACTTGCTCTTAAATCTAAATCCACAATAAAGTTTTCTTCAAATACTAATCTATCCAATATTTCATGTACCGTATGTTTTATTGACCTTGTTAAGTTAAGTACCACCCTTTGCCAATTGTCAGAATCCACGATTGGTTCTACCCAAGTTTGTATGTTTAAATATAAAGACTTAAATTCAACTGAATCTACCGTGCCATAAATCACCTTCGCATTTTTAAATCCCGCGATTGGTGAAGTTTTCCCTTTTTTCATCAACTTTTCATTTTACCGATGTTTATTTTTAAAAAAATAAGTATATTTGTATCGGTAGTCAAAAAAAATTCAATTTAAGCGTTATTTATTATATATGTTAATTGTCAAAGTAGATAAAAACGGCATCGAAAGAGCGTTAAAGTTACTCAAAAGTAAAGTGATTAAGACCCGACAGTCAAGTCAACTCGTCGAAAGAAAGGAGTATGAAAAAAAGTCGGTTAGAAAAAGAAAAATGTTAAAAAAGGCCAAGTATGTTCAGAAAATGAGAAGTAAAGATTTTTAAAGATTCTCGTTGAGGTTCTTTAATTTGAAATAAGTAAACTTATCATATTTTTCTGAAACCACCTTTTCTAAAGTTTCATTAATCCTGCTTTTAGTTTCTGCGTCAGCGTTCTCCTTAATTGTTTCCAATTTTTTGGTAACACTTTCTTTTAATTGCTCAAAATTACCCTCTAATTCTTTATCGTCAGTCTTTAGAAAATCAACCAATTCCTTCTTTTCAGACTCATTCAAACTTTCAATAAAATTAGATATTGTTTTGTTAGCAACATTTACCATAGTACTTAATGGCAAATTAACAACATCTTTTTTATCTACAGGTTTTTTCTTCAAAGACTCTTTAATTAATTTTTTACTAGATATTCTAGATTCAATCGTAAGAACATCATTAGAGAATAGATTATCAATAGTTGAGTAGTTGTTATCTGATTTTACATTAACCACCCAATTAGACAAATCCACGAGGGTTGAATTCTTAATCTTATTGATTGTATTTTCGTATATTGTTATACATTCGTAGATATAGTCATCAACAATAGATTCATTCAAACCCTTATTAGAATTCAATTCATCATATAGATAAAAAAGTTTTGAGATGTTTTTATTTTCTAATACATTCTTTTTGAAATTTTTCATTTCAGTTTTGAACGTCCCGTTAGAATAAGATTCTAACATCAATTTTTCTATCTTTGATTTTAATAAACCGAACTTTACCATGTCTTTTTATTTATAAATATCAATCTCTCAATAGTTTTGACAATTGAGACTCAATTTCTCCTAAAGAATTTTCAGCCTTTGATAAATCAATAAAACTATCTGATTCAGTTAGACTATCGTTCTCTAATAAAATTTTTAGATTATCTCTCTTAAACGATTCAGGAATTGGTGGTTCTCCTCCTGCCGGTGGGGGTGGTGGGGGAGCTCCTCCTCCCATTTCTTCTCCGCCACCTGGTGGAGGTGGTGGTGCTCCACCAGCGGCAGTGCCTCCAGTAATAGAACCATATAATTTATCGATATTGTCAAATATACCTGTGTGCGTAATGATTGTTGCGGTGTTAGTCAATTCAGCACCAACTGCCTTTTCAATTCTTTGTTGTTGTAAATCAAGTTTAATTTCTTCATCAGAGAAACCAAGTACGTGTTTTTTAGCCCAAGAAACTGACACAGGGGCAATACCTTCGATGGCAGTAACCGCATCTTTATATAATAAAACTTTTTCTTTCCAAACGTCAATTTTAAGTAAATCCGCTTGAGTTGACGGATTAGTTAAACCTAATGTAAAGTTTGATAATTCATCTTCAAAACCCATCAAAAACAAGTGAATAATCGCAATCTTGTTAAGCTCCGCAATCATACACTTTTGTATTCTGTTAATGGTTCGAGCAAAACGAATATCCTGTAAAGATAAGTTCTTACCTTCCCCAACAACCTCTTCAAAACCTAAAAACGCTTTAGGGACACGAAGAGCGGTCAAAAGTTTCTTTTGAATATATTCGATATCAGCAATTTCTGATAAGTTTTGAGCCCCCGCCAATGTTTCAATAGGAGACGCTTGAGCTGGGTCTCTAACAGGGATGAAGTAATCTTGGTCAACTGCCATCTGATTAAATCTCATATCAACGTTACCTGTCTTTGAATCAACAACTTGGTCACGTTTGAATTTATTGGCAACACGTTGTACATACGCCTCCACATCCTTATCATCCATATTACCAACAAACACTTTAAATACCCTTCTTTCAGGGGCTCTCGATGTTCTATATATTAACATCGCATCTTCAGATAACAATAATTGTTTCCAAATACGACGAGCCTTTTCCAGCATAGAAGTTCCGTATGGTAACTTTCTATCATCACCCATCAATCTAAAGTGAGCGATTTCCCATGAATTAAATTCCATGTCCTTAGCTTTCCACTTAAATCTCAAACCTCTATTTTCTTTTGGCTCTTCTACGTTTTGCGATTTAGCCGGCATACCACGCTCTAATCTTTCAATCTCGATGTTTGGTAACTGCATACATCCGACAACACCTTTTTCAGGGTCTAATTTCAAATAGACAAAGTTATCACCATACTTACAAGTGTTTCTTGTCCACATAGGTAAGTTGGTGTTAATATCCAAAACATTATTAAATAAGTCAGTTAAAATACCCTTAATTCTTTTTGATTCTGAATAAATCTGAAGCATATAACCGTTTTGGTCTACGGTTGTCGATTCTTCACCGTATATATCCAAAGCGGCAGAAATCTCTGGTGTATATTCCATAGATTCATAGTCATAAAACGAAGCCAATCTTGTTGGTTCGTAATAAACCGCTTGTGTATAAAGATTACTTTCAATCTTTTGCCATTGGTTGGCGAGATAAAAAGTTTGTTGAGCTTGTAATAGCTCTTTATCGTATTCTTGTTTTGAAGTTGTGCGAAGTAACTCCTTCTTATCGAATTTGTAGGTTGGGTAATCTTGGTTAAGTAAAGCATTAGGACCAAACGCTCTTGTTAACCTTTGCCAAACCGTTATTTGATTATTGTTATTCTCCATAGGGTAATTTTAATCACCACAAATAATAACTAAATAGATTATTTACTTGTTGGTTTTATATAAATATTATCTACCTCCAAATAACCAACCGTATTTCATATAATCATCCTTTGTGATGTTATTACCGTTAAATTGATTGGTTCTATCTGTATAATTTGGTATTACCGGATTAAATGCAATTTGAGCACCTACATTATCATTATTACTGACAGACCAAGACTCTAACATCGCCTTTGTCTGTTCTGTAACTTTTGTTAATTGTGAGAATGAAGATTCCGCAACATAACAAGCCATCGCAATTGACATGATTAAGTCATCGTGATGACCTTTTTGATGGTCAGGTCGCCCGTTTATATAAACAAACGTATTCATTTCATTGAATAAACGGTTACTGTAAATTTGAAACTCATGTCTCATAGCTTCCTCAAATGCCGCAATTATCTGAACTCGTTTGTTGTTGAAATTGATTCCAGGTATCTTTTCTGCCGCTTTTGGGTCCCACTTCCATTTGTTTGCCGTGTCAACGCCATCAACATACAAATCTTTATACCCCATCTCTTGCATTTTTCTTGCGGTCGAAACTCCCATTCCACCAGTAATATCAATCACAACAAAACAAGAATACATATTTGCCCATTTATAGCAAACATCCGCCATTGTATCAGGAGGAAGTTTTCCAACAAACTCTGCGACTTGTTCCCGTGTATCGAAATCAATGATTTGAAAGGAGCTAAAATCCTCGCTATCACCCCTACTAACGTCGACACCCATTACGTATTTGTGTCCGATAACAGGTTCCTTCCAAATCCAAAGAGCGTTACCCATCATCTTATTTTGTGGTTCTCGTAGGTAATTTTCTCTAACTTTTTGTAACAAATTTGAGTCAAATACATTATCACCTGACCCCAAAAAGTTACATTCCAATTCCTGTGAAACCTTACGTTTGTCATACTTAAGTTTCTTAACCATCCCCTCAAACCAAGCCGAACATGGTTTATAACCTGTGTCCATAATAGATTTTAACTCAACGTAATCTCGTTTTTCAAATGGTATATTTTCCCAACTGATAATATCATCAGGATTATATTCTTCTTTGTTTAATAGATAATGAATAATGTCTTTTGTCTTAACCAAATATAAATCTTTTGTATATCTTGGGTCTCTAAACCAATACATTTCAGAAATTTTGAAATCATTCATATTCCTTAGTGCTTGGTCGTAGATTTCATAATAAATTGGGTCATATC